CCTAAATAAGATTCAAGCCATTTATCTTGAGCCAACTTTGTAGCGGGGTAAATTAGATTGTCTTCAATCGCATCATTAAACGCGGTGTACTTTCTAAGATATTCGGGTGTGATTAGTAATACTTGAGCCATTGTGTTATGCGTATTTAAGTGAACCGCGTGTTGGTGTGTTTATTGGTGCCACAGATTCAAAACCTTTCTTTTTTACGAATGGCACGTTGCCCACTCGTTTATCATTTTTCAATCCGTCATTGGGTAAAAACTTTCCTTTCTCTCTTTTGCGGAAGTAGATTTGTCGTTTCCAAAAGTGGTGACAGTAAACGCCGCCTTTCCAAAGAAAAATATCATAAGTTGACTGTCCTTCTGGTGCAAAGTTTCCGTTCACTCCATCATCCCCCATCGCTTGAATATCCTCGTACCGGAATACTAGACCTTGATCGCGTATGCCGTCCATAATCAAACAGAATGGGCGTGTTTTATCTGTGCTATCTCCCGCCCATTGGTAACGGATTTTGTAAAGCCCTCTATCTTCGTCGCTTTTCTTTTCGCCTTGTGCGTATGAATCCTCTCCCGCTAATTGAGCCTCTTTCCATTTAGAAACTGCTAATTCTTCATCCTCTCTCGTGTCGTGCGCGGGTTGTTCGTCAACCAACTCCCATTCTTCGCCGTCTATCTCTTCGCCTACATTCTGAAAATGTGAAACGAATTTAGCCTCTAGGTCAGCAGTTAGTTTGTCCCCTTCGTGACTACAACAAATCTTTTTTTTTTCCGCGATTAGAACGGCGTTGTCATCTACGCCCAACGGGTTATCTTCAATGAATGAAATGTTCGCGTCAATACCTTCGTTCTGCAAAAGGCCTTTAAGGTCACGAGTAATAAGTTTTCGCATTGGTGCAATAACCTTATTCATCATAATCTCAAGACCTTGTTTCATTTCGTCCGTGTTCGAACCTAGACCGCTGCCGTCTCTGATACCAAAGATTAGCGGCGTAGTGACGCGGTGTGAAACAAATATTTTCTTATCGCTTTCTTCAGATAGGAATTGATATTGCTTGTCAGCGTCATTGATCGGGAATGATTCAAATGAAGCGGCCTCTTGTGTTGAATCATTGAACAACATGATGAACTTACCCGCATTCTTTGCCCCGCTAATTGATCGCTCAATATCGCGTTTCATTGTTTGCGCCTTTTCCGCGTCGGGTTGTCCGTTGTTGAACTGAATGATGAATGACGGGAATAGACCGTTCTGAATATTGTTCAAGTGGTAAACAGCTATCTGTCTAGCCATTTCAATATAATGAAGCCCACCGATGTAGTCGGGCTTTGGATAGTAAGTGGATCCCGCTGTTGGTAGTTGTGTAAATATCACACCCCTCTCACATTCTGCGTTATCCTTTATATCATCCCACAAATGAATGAACACGGGTTTGTTTCGTTTCTTGTTTGGGTTCTCCCAGTCCCTAGAATACCACGCGCCCGTCACCTTTCCACTTTCTTCGTCAAAAGCAAGACGCATATTTTCAAATGGCAAATGATTAACTTTCGCCGCTTTGAATCCTGCTAACTTTTGGTCGATTGGTTTTATGACATCAAGGAAATACCCGCCGTGACATTTAAGGTCAAATGCAATAAAAGGGAGCTGTTCGTTTATATCCCAAACGCTAAGAAACTTATTTGCATTGGGGTTGTCAGATTCTACACCAAGTCCCGCAACCATTTGAGCGATTCCACTCACTAACGCACCGTGTACCGGCACATTCTGCGCAAGTTCAATTAGGTAGTTAGGGTATAGGTTATCTACACCGTAGGCAACCCAACCGCGCTTATTCTCAATCTCTACCGTCGATACACTCTCGTATTTCGCGAGTGATATATCAAGGGTAGATAGTGGTGGTGTTGATTGTGGTGTTATCGATGTAGTATTCTCCATTGTCTGCGATTATTGCCGATCCACGCTCAATCAGTCCAACGACTGCGGCGTTTAGTGGATCAATGTTAGATGCTGAATTTTGCCCGTAAACCTCATAGTAATATTGCCCCGAATATTCAAGCCCCACCGTTGTACAAGTGAAGGTTGTTATTCGTGCATTATCGAGCGTCACATTAAGGACTTGTGCCAACTTGTTTGAGGTTTCTACTCCACTATCGTCACGGTTTAAAACGAGTAGATAGTGTGTGAATGTGTCTAGCACACTCTTACCTTCAAATAGTGTTAGCCGCCCCGTCTGATTCGCTTGGTTCGGTTGAAGTAGCAGCATTCTTTTCTTTTTTATCCTCTCGCACCAAATGAGGCGCAAGGGCTTGAATTTTTTTCAAAGTGTCTTGATCTGCGGTTGCAAGTTCAATCACTCGACCGTTAGCACAAAACGTACTATTGGGTTTTACTGGAATGAGTTTCGCCATTGTTCAAAGATAGAAAAAAAGGGGCATAAAATTTACACCCCCTTTTTTATGTTTTTAGTCAACTACCGATGTGCCGATAGTGATAGTCACGAAGTTGTCAAACGGTGTAGTGGTGTACGCCTCTAGTTGTTCCGCTGCACTTGGTTCTTCAGCTACAAATGTGATAGTGTAACCGTTAAGGTCAGCAGCAGCCGAACCCGTTGCAGCCTCAATCGCAGTGATTTCAGCGCCGAATTGACGACCAACCATCCATATTTTACCGTTCTTGTCCCAAACAAATACAACGAGTGCACGATTTTTCGCCAACAATTCTAGTTGTTTGCGTTTAACCGATGTCATTTTATTCAGTACGAGTGTAACGGTTTGAGTGTGCAAGATGCCGCCGTTCGCGCTCGATGTCGCCTCAGTGAAACCGCCCGTTCCTTTTACCACCTCGAAAGGGTAAATAGTTGCAGTTGGTAGCGCGTCAACTTCTAAGGTTGTCGCGTCCAATGTGACACCCGTTGCAAAGTCCGCTTGTTGCTGAATCCAAATCCTTTGAATCCCCGCGAAGCCGTCTTTACAATTTAAGAGTAAACCTGATGTTAGTTCACAAGCCATGTTTTTTATGTGTTATGAAAAAAGGGCGGCAGCTTATGACCACCGCCCTCGTTTCAGATTATTTATTCGATGATTACGCGTTATCCAAGTGATACAAAACGATTTCGTTTCCGAATCCGTATTGACAAGCACCAAAGAAGTCAGCAGAGAAGCGAACAGTTTTATCACCATTCACAGGTTGCATATCAATTACTTGAATTGAAGCCCAATCCTCGCTTGTGTTAGTACCAAACCATAGGTTTGACTTTTGAGCCATAACCAAAGTTGAATCGCTCATCCCAGGGCACTCAACAATTTCATACTGACCGAGCCATGTCATTGAGATGGCAGCACCCGATTGATACAAGTTGTTGTTTCCTAGTGTCGCTTGTGCGTTTCTGTATGCTTCAGCTACGTTAGATGCAACGTAAATCAAAGGCTTTTCAGTTGCACGACGAACACGAAGCGGTGAAGCTGCTACGACTTCTTGAATCTTAGATACTACGTTTGCCGCAGTAATTGCAACGGGCGTAGCCACGTCGATTACAGTTGCATCCGCAAGCATCAAAGTTTCAAATCCATCATAAGCACCAGTTCCCGCAGTGCCCTGCCAAATCATTGTCTCGTTGATCTGACCAATCACACCCATAAGGGTAATAGTCAAAGCTTCTGCAACAGTTGAGATGTCATCATTTTGCGCTGCCAATGCTTCCCAATCCGTGAAGAAAGTAGTTTTGCATAGCTGACGTTGCAAAGCAAGTGGAACGAGCGTTAGTGTGCGTTCATCCAATGTAACTGTACCCGTTGGAGTAAAGTCGCAAGTTTGACCGCTGAAGGTTGTTGCATTGTCTTGAATGCGTTGTACCTTTTGTTTGTATGCAATGTTTGTCTTGAATGTAACGTTGTTCACGGTATCATTCGACAAGAAAGCAGCTTGGATATATCCACCTGACTTTTCACCTGCATAGGTGGTTGTTAGAGAAGTAGTTGTTGCCATTTCTTAGTTGTGTTTCATGTTAGCAAGTACGCGCTCTGTCATGCTCATTTGTGACAACGGTTTCTTAGTGCGTTCTTGTGTTGGTTTTTCTTTACCGAGTGCCACTTCCTTAACAGAAGATGCAGCGGGTTTTTTAGAAAGTTCCACGAGTTGTTTCTCGGTTGCTTTCAATTTGGTTTCTGCTTCAGTTTTCGATTCAGTCACAGAAGCTAGTTGTGTTGAAAGTTCTGCATTCTGACCTTCAAGTACCGCGATTCTGTTTGCCAAAGCCTCGAAACGTGCGGAAATTTCCGCCTCCATTTCAACTTCTTCTTCAACTTCAATCGGTTTGATTTCAGAAACCACACCACCCGCAACGATTAGAGTTTCACCCGTTTCGAGTTTATACTCTCCGTCAGCTGCTGGGGACGTTTTACCTTCAGCATCAACAACGAGAATGTCCACACCCGCACCCCAAGCGTCAGCAGTGGTAGCGATAATAGTTCCATCCTCAAGTTTTGCTTCTGCACTCAATTTTACTTCAGCAACTTTGGAAAGTTCAAC